TGGTATTCTGTTAATCTCGAAAATAGTAGCACATATGAGACACCTTTCTTCGGTACGCAGTGTGTCCGTTCGCTTCGCTCACTACTCCACTTCGTGCTGTCGCACTACGTTCACCTAAATTTGCGCTACATTCACACTTCGTGTTCACTAACTTCTGTACATAACTGCTGTCGCACTACGTTAACCTAAATTGTCGCTACATTCACACTTAGTGTTAACTCACTTCTGTACATAACTGCTGTCGCATCACCTCACTATGTTCGGTTCACTTCTGTGCATTTTATTATAGCACAAAAAGAGCAACAAGGCAAGTACTACCTTGTTACTCTTAATTTTATATTACTCTAAAGGGTTCGCTTGAATCTTATACCACTTCTGCAAAACATCATCTGTTCTACTATAATGGTTCACCCAAGTATTACCGCTAGAAATGTCATTAATCTCTACTCTGTTATTAGGTCTATGACCAGTAACTTTCAGTCGATAGTAGTCACCTACATCAGTCGGCAATCCTGCCACGTTATTATCATTCTTATTTAAGTCAATAATAAGCTCATGATAAATAGGCACTTTACTTGCAATAGCTTTTACACTACTATTAACAACACCTTCTGCAATACCCATGCTTACATAGTCAGTCGTTGTAGGTGTAATATTAACCCAGTCTGTTCTATGCATTTCTGTGTCACTGTCTTTAATATACAAACATCTGTAAGTAAATGTTGTTTTATTCGGGTAGAATTCACACATCATTTGCCTTGAGCTAACAGGGAATATTTTCATGTTACCACTCTTAGTAAATGTCCATGTAGGTAGGTCTTTAGCAACTGTCATTGCCGAACCAACATTAAACGTTGCGGACGCTTCCCAGTTAAGTTTTGTTAAAATATCGTCTAAAGATGCATTAATGCCATAGTTACTGAATCCCATTTCACTTAATGAGGTGTAGTAAGCACCTACTTTATTAGCGATATTTAACATCATAGCCATACTAGGAATAGCAAAACGTTCATCTGTGTAGCTGTCTTTCAAATTATATTCACTTAAATATTGGTGCCTGTTCCACACATCTCTTAAACTAGCGTAGTAACGTAACATCCATATAAACACAGCTTTGTTACTTGCATAAATATCGTTCCACTGGTTATCAGGAACAGGACTTCTTACTATATCGCTGTTTTCATCATCCCACCAGTCACCACGTTTTTTCACGTGTTTCCAACCTACCTCATTAGTGTAACTTAAAGTGTAATTTCCTGCATAGTTGATACCCGCCCATGCACTGAAACCGATTGGTGTACTCTGATTACCTACTTGTGGTGAATATGGTACTTGCATAAGTTCACACAGTTTTACTCCACAGTCAAAGTTACGATTGTTCTGTAATCCTTTCAATCTGTAGTTCCAAATGTTAGTAGGTCCTTTTTGGTGGTAATTCATGAATGTGAAGTAATAATTTCCGTCACTTCTCTCATACTGTGAGATATAAGCTCTATAGGAAGCATTTTCATCAACATACGCTCTAATACCCTGTGCACCATATACATAAGCATCAGCATGACCATAGTTTACACCTTTTAAGGCAACGTCAACTGTTTTCTTCATTGCATCTGTCCACCAGTTATAATGCAAATCAATACCATTTGCATTGGCTTTCCAAGCGTGTAAGTCTTTCTCTCTGAATACATATGCTTCATAGCTAACACTAGGGTCACCACCAAGAGAACGTATGTACTCTTCAAGCTCTGTTCTGCTCTCAACATCCCATGTTGAACCGTTTGGCTCATCTTTCGCATGGTTTCTGATATAGTCGGTTGTCAGTTCCTCAATCTTTGTCTTGATTGCTTCGGGAATATCGTTAAAATAGCTATACCCTTGTAAACCAAGCATCCATCCATCTGGGTTCGCCATTGGTATAACGTGTATACAAGTGTCATTGTCAAGAATCTCACTCCACATATCCACACCATCATATACAGCATTTTTTGCTAATACTTCCATCTGTGCAATAGCTATACTAGCACTACAGTCTGTGCCATGAAAACCATTGAAAACAAACATATGTCTAGTTGCTGTTTCTGTGCCGTACTCCATAGCAATCAACGGCAATCCAAGAACAGATGTACCAATAATTTTTTTGCGTACTTTTGGATAGTTGAGCATAAGTGTGTCGATGTCTTCTACCATCATATCATAGGTGTAGTTACGAATTAGTTTTCTTGGAATTACGGCATCCGCTAGTTTTGTATTGTCTGTAATATTGAATGTATTGTTGTAAATTCTTTCTGTTTTTAGGTCATTGAACATTTTATACAGTTTTGCAATCTGCTCTTCATAACTTAATGAGTCATCATAAGTAAGAGGTAATACTGGATTTCCAACACCGCCTATCCCACAGCCATTTCTGTCAAAATTATACATATGTGTTCTCCTTTACCATAATAGCATAAATAAATCTTCAAGTTCACTTAATAAATGTTTATTAATATTTGTTAATGTTTCACGATAATGTCTTAACATTGTACCATTGTCAAATACACCACGATTCCCTTGTACGATTTCAAAATATTCGTTTAAGTTAGTAGCTTCATGTTTTATTGTATTTGTTGAATTGTTTTCGTTTGTGTTTGTGTAACTTCCGTTTGTTTCGTCAATAGTTGCGCTTGTAAGATAAGTGTCATTTTCAAGACTTGATATACTACCTTGTGGAGTATCAGAAAATTTACTTTTTAACTTACTAGCGTTACTGTTTGTTTGTTTTCCTTTGTCTGTTGATTCACTGTCATTTTTACTTTTATTCGTGTCGTTTATGTTACCTTTTCTAGTAAAATCCGTATCCCATAACGGATTGAATTCTAGCAGGTCACTTTCGTACCATTTATTGTAGTACGGCATAATCGTTATCATTTTGTCTGCAAGCTTCAATTTCCATAAGCCAACTGTTTCGAAACCTATTTCTCTTGTGTAGAAATGTCTCAAAATCATGATTTCAAGTACACTTCGGTATTTTTCATCAAAAATAGGGTAGTCAAAGTCGAATATCTTTTTGTGGACAGCTTTCAATATCTTTTCAATATCATTGTATCCTGTGCTGTGTTCCAATCGGTAAAGAGATTCACAGATAAATCGAACCTCTGTTGTGTAACTACTCAACTACGTCACCACCTTTCTGTGACGTTTTACGTAAAACATTTAACCCATCTAAACTTGTGTCAAGTTCTTCCCTATAGTCTACGCTGATATTTGTACCGAACATTTTGTTGATTTTTTCTACTGCTGTTTGACGTTCATGTAAACGGCTGAATTTACTTGCAATACTACCACCCTGCGAACGGTTCACCTCGTCACTCACAAGTCGTTCACGTTTTGTAATGTTTACGTTAGATATGCCAAGATACGTTAGTGCTTCGTTCCATATATTCGTTTTTAACTCATAAAGCTGTGGTGCTACGAAAGGTGCATCTGTTCTAATTGCTGTGATATTGTCTGTATTTAACTGGTCACTTCCAAAGATAAAAGGCATTCCACCGTCATACTGCTGATACAGGTTCACCATTGACAAACGTTCATTTTCACCCGACTTGATAAGAACTGGTGTTTTCTGTGCGTTTATGTTTACGTCAATCGTTCTGTCAATATTGGCTAAACGCAGAGCGAACATTTTACAAGCGTCAACGCTGTTTGTGTGTAGCATATTGTTATGAATAATCACACTGTTTGTGTCGTTCAAGTCTTTTAAGTAACCGTTTACTGCGTATGCTTTTGTCTTGATTGGTTCACGATATACGTTTAATCTTCCGTCAATAGTCGCTTGTAAAAATAAGTTTCCAAGAACATCGTCATTGAAATAAACGCCTTCGCCATCCTCAAACAATGTTAGTTCCAAGAATCTACTGTCAACTGTATCAGGTAAATTCTTCCATTCGATACAAGAGATTGCAATTTCTTTTAGTCGATTATAGTAGTATTGCCATGATACGCAGTTTTGTAGCATACTTGTAAAAAACTGGTTTTTATATTTGTTTCTTCTGTTTCTTCCCATTCTTTTATCACCTCTTTATGCAGGACTGTTGTCATATGAATAGTTTCCAATTTCCTCACCATTTTCCCAAAATGTTATTCCGCTATCAAAAATCTTACAGATTACTTGCATATCGGGGGCAGGAACGCTACCACGTGCCACGCAACCGCTTGTCTGAATGTAATTCCAGTGAGGTCTTAAACCTTTACCGCTACATACGTTAGGCTGTTTCACTCTGTTACAAGCGTAACCAAACATAGTGAAAAATGTATCAATGCTTCTTGCGTACTCATAAGGGATGCACATTCTACGATAGAATAGTTTGTTTTCTCCCTGTGCTACGAGTAAGTTACTGTTTCCAAGAGTTCCACGGAATAAGTCGGCTTGGATACTTGCACTATATTCGTTAAGTGTTTGATTAACATATTCGTTTGCAGGTTGTGAAATAGCGTTGATGGCTTCACTAGCCACACCTGCAATATTTCCACTTAGCGCACTCTTTGTCATACCCGCTACAGCACCGACGGTTGAGTTTACAACTGTTTGTGCCATTTTAACTTTGTTGATGTATGTGTTCTGTGCTAGCCATACTTTGTAAGCATCATTATTCCAACTGCACATTGGAAAGTCCATCATGTTTAATGATTCCATCCTGTAAGGGTTCTCGCCACTACCTTTGTAGTGTGTAGGGAATACACACGCTTTCACAGGCGTATTCTTTGTGCCCTCAATACGGAATCTAGGTGTTAGATTCTCAAAGAATTCATATCTCAACACAAGACTGTTATCAACACCGTTGTCAAATTGGAAATAGTTATATGGGTAAGTGTAAAGCTTGTTATTCTTAGGTTTATAGCCATTTAAAGATGTTGTGGCAGGGTCAACTGGTTTGATGAATGTGTCATCCGAATCGTAAGAAGCACCTTTTTCAGTAGCTTGTATTTTGTTGTCATCACTCTTTGTACCTATAAACATGGTTGGACACATCCACATAGCTACAATGCTATCGGGACTTTCTGTGTATCTGATAATTAATTCTTTAAGAGCATCCATTTGAGATTGAGTGCCACATTCAAAAGCATAGTACACACACCCCGAAAAAACACCCTCAAATAACCCTCCTACTGTTCTTTCATTGTTGTCACATATTGCAACTACTACAGAAAGAGGTTTCATAATGTTAATACCTGTTCCGTGGCTACCCTCTACATACTCCCCTAGTTTCACAGGTTCTGGAAGAATGTTATCGCCGATTGCATCTGTTGCGCTGTGTTCACGAACAACCATACTGTCTCGTATTGTAAAGTCAAACCACCATGTTTGAATAACGTCTAATACGAATGTAATGTAACAGGCGTTGTCGTTTAGATATTCTACACCAGTGATGAAAGCATAGAACCATTTTGAGCCATAGGAAGTGTTACGAAACATCATGTAATTGCAGTCGTAACAATCGTCTGCGGATAACTGGACTTTTGCGTAACCACGTTGCACGCGCTGATATGTTTGTCGTGATAGTTGGTGCTTTGTTTTGTTCGCAAAGTAGGTGCTTTGGGCGGTTGCATCTGTGAAGCGAATAGTGTGGTTGTAGGTGGGGTCAAGTGGAACACCTGTTAAGAGTCGGATATCTGTTTTTGGTTCTATCAAGTTATCACCTCTCTTTTCTTAGTTAATTAAAGTCCAATTTATTTGATTGGTGCATGTGATTTCATCTCATTTACTACAACACTTGCTATCTTTTTAGCACCTAAATTATTAGGGTTTATACCGTCTTGTAACAAAGCATTTACATTTTCTGTATTGATACCAGAATTGTAATAAATATCTATGCAAGGAATACCCCACATTTTAGCCACTTCTTTTGTTGCGTCTGAAATAGCTTTAAGTCTTGTTGAATTTTCGCCCGAGTACTGCGTATTTGCATTGAATGGCGGTGTCATAATATAGATTACTATATCTTTAAATGTAACAGATTTTATTAATCCACTGTAATTTATATCTGAATATTTACCGCTTGATAAATTGTAAAATTTATACAACACTTTAGAAATTAATACATTATAAGCACCAACAAATGTATTCGTATCATGGTTAGTTATAGATATATCACCAATATTAACAGAAGATGCACTATCATTAGTTCCGCCCATAATAGTTAATACGTCTGTGTCTAAAGGTAAAGCGTTAATTCTATTATTCTGCCACATAGCATTTCCGTTTGTTCCACTAATTCGAGTACCACCAATGCCTTTATTTACGATACTTGAAAAAAGTAATTCCTGTTTTAGAAAAGATTGCCATAAATTCTGTTCTGTTATGCTATCGCCTAAAGTTGTTAATTTTTTGTTTTTGTACCAGTTGTTAATATCAACTAAATCCTCTTTTAGTGAATCAATATCATCACTGTTCTTTTTAATACCACTCTTGTTATCGGTTACATCAGCTTGTAACGTAGAAATTTCGGTGTCAAGTGCATCAATCTTGTCTGTAATCTCTTGAAACTTCAACAGCTCCCCTGCTCTTGCACCATTTCGGATATTCTCACCAACAGTTTCAAACACCTTACCGTTTGCATCCACATTGTCTGCATAAACTTGTCTTGCCATGTTGATTCTCCTTTCATAGTAAGAATGTTTCACGTGAAACCTATTTCAGAATCACGTGAAACTTATAAATTAGTTAATTTTCTTAACTTTTGACTGTGTAGGTTCACACGCCACAGCTTTTCCATTATCTTCCGCAAGTGTTACTGCATCACCCTTATTAAAGGTAATTGTATCACCTACATTTGAATCTGTTGTAAGTGCTGTTCCTGTTGTGTACTTATAACCACCGTAAATCATTTCAAGTGTAGTCGTAGTCTTTCCTTTTGGGAAGATTACCGCACCATACTTGTGAATTGCGATTCCATTAGTCACAGCATCCTGCGTCTGAACGAACTGGTAAGCACCGTTTGCAATAGATACATTATCGTCCTGCACTTCAAGTGTAAATACTGTTGCTTCCTCTGCAATGTCTTTTCCACTTACTTTAACTGTTACTGTTGTCGGCTGTGCAATGTCTGCACCGTCTACTACGAAAGTAACCATATTAGAGAATGGAGACACCGCTACAGTCTTCCATGTGTTGTAGAAGTAATTCCAGTACATACCACTTGCACAATACTGTTCTGTCATTCTTGACAGGTTGTCGTATACTTGGAAGTAATTTTCGTCCACAAGAACTGCTTTCACATTTCTCATAGCAGTAAGTTCTTCTGCTGTTACTTCTTCGATTGAATCACAGTTAGCACGAATTATATCAAATCTTTCGTTGTCAAAAGTTGTCCAGTCATCAATCAAGTGAAGTCTGCCCATAAAGTCTGCTTTCTCCATATGGAAAGCACTTGCAAGAACGTTAACGTCAAATTTCGCGTTGTATTCAGCATCCATAAAGATTGCCTGTCTTGATTTTGGTGTTGTTGTTCTTACGCCTGCTTGGTTGTATTTCTTAGACATGAATGTAATCTTGTTAGAAATACCACGGTACTTACTTGCATCGTTTGTAAGAGTTGTACCATCACCGATTGAAACAGGTGTTGTCTTACCATGTGAAATAGCTTTAATCAAAAGATACTTAAATAGTAAGAATTCGTCATACTCTACCGCTGTGTAGATTCCGTCTACCAGTTTAGCAATGAATGAAGTCACACCGTCAATGGATGTGAATGCCATTCTAAGGTCTTCGTCTTGGATTGTAAGTGGGTACTGTGTTCTCCAGTTCATTACATAGAAAGCACTTCTAACATCTGGAAGATTTCTCTTGAACTCTCTTGCTTCGCCTTTTTCTGCATCGTACTCTACAACGTTCGCAATACCAATGAAGATATCTTCGATTGTTTCACCTGTTTCAAGATAACCTTTTTTAAGGTGTGCATACGGATTGTTGAATGTTGCACTTTCAATCACTACTTTTGCGATTCTGTTCATAAGTGCATTAAGGAACTGATTCTGTAGTGAGCCATTTCCCACAATGATTTCTCCGACTTTAGGAATCATTTTAGCATCAGTAATAACGGGAACGTTCTGCTGATACTCGTAGGATGCATTCTCTCTAATTGTGTTAATGATTTTCAGAGAACTTGCATCAAGTGTTGTTAGTTTAACTCTGTGAGCCATTAATTTACATCTCCTTTACTTAAATAATTCGTCAAAATTTTCTGCTACAATTTCCTTGTCTTTTTCTTCTTCCTCTTCCTCTTCTTCGTCTTTTGGTTTATGTTCATTTCCTGCGCTATCACCTGCGGAAAAGAATCTATCTTTATATTTCTGTCTCCACATTTTGTCATTATCTTCATACTTTGTTTTCCAGTCTTCACCGTCTGTTTCGGATAATGAGTTTATTGTGTCTGTTGCATCTTCGATGAATTTTAAGGTATCATCATCTGTACTGTCTTTTGTTCTTTCTTTGATTAGATTTAAAAAATCTTCTTTCGATAAAACTGCCATTTCAATATCTCCTGTTAATTCCACCACCGATAATAGCGAACCACATAGGGAATTTCGATTTTGGCTTATAAGGCGTACCACCGCCACCGCCACCACCTACGCTATAAAATCGGTATAATAAAACTGCGTTGTTAAGTATTTCTGCTTCGGTTAAGTATCTGTCTTCTGCAACCCATCTGTTGATTGAAGTATCATTTCCGTGTGTCTGAATGTAGTTGTAACACTTATTTGCGTTCTGTATACGTTCGTCAAGAGCAGGAACGCCAGGTCTTTCCCAACATGACATAAAAGCTTCGGTTAGACCTGCGATATCTGTACTACTTGAATGTAAGAATTCGTCCAATGATGAAATACCATGGCTTGTGCCAATCCAGTCATTTTCCTCAATTAAGTATTGCATCTGTCCGTTAGGGTCTGTACTTGATAAACCTTGTGAACTAAGATATTCAAGTAATGCTATCTTTCTTCCACCTGTCCATTGGAATAGACCAAAACCACCACCACCACGCTCATTAAGAGCTGGGTTAATATTGGACTCTCTCCAAGCGTTACCGCATAGAGCAGAGATTACATAGATACTTGCTCCGATTCCAGTAGCGCCACCCTCACCATATCTTAATAAGATAGGGAAATCATTCGCTGTTGATTCACTGTTATTGATACTTACTTGGTCTGCTAATGGGATGCCATTTGTATGCGCTCCCATGGTAATACCTTTTCCTACACCACCGCTTTGATAACACATTTCAGTATGTCCACTTCTTACTAAAATATCAAATGGTTTCCATTCAATATCTTTACTGTCATACTGTGTGAAGCCTAACCCTTTTAAGATGCTTGCCATATTTCCAGTATAGAATCCACTAATATTAAGTGGAAAACCTGCTTCGATTACTGCGTAACCCACAAACGTGGAACAATCATAATATGTGATACCATTTACCGTCTTTTGATATCGGTACTGTTGGGAATATCCAACGTTTGGAGCGTTGCAAGTGTTGATTGCCCATTGATAACCTTTGTTTAGATTTATAGCCATTACGGTTTAATCAATTTTCCTTTCTTGCCAAGTGAAACCAGTTTATCGTTCTGTGGTGCTGAACCTCTGTAATTTGCTACACCGTTCTTAGTCGCAATACGCTGACGATACGCAAAACTGGAATCTACACCGATTGATTTCAGACAATCTACAATAGAACAACTACTTGAATTGAATACTTGAAAATATGTTTCACGTGAAACATTTGTATTCTGTTTTACTGTCTCTGTACTTACGTTTGTTTTACATCCAAGTGCGGATGCAATAGCCATAGCACATTTTGTTGAATCCCAGTGGTTCGCATCGTCTTTATCGTCTACAAAACAACATTCAATTAGAATAGCTTTTGCTCTTGTCTCTCTAAGTACACATAAATCTTTTCTGTATTTTACAGGTGCACCGTGAAAACCTATGCCAAGAGTGTTGGAAATATTCTCTGCAATCCGATATGCTACTCCATAAATTCTATCGTCATAGCCGAATACTTCAACTCCTCCTGTTTTTCCGTCACCATTGCTGTCATTTCTACCACTATTCAAGTGAATAGAGATGTCTAAGTCAACATTATGAGCGTTACACTTAGAAACAATGTTACTTAAATTTGCTTTCTGTGTAATGCTATAATCGTCTGTACAGTCATAAACCGTATAGCCATTTGCTCTTAACAGTTCGATTAACTTATTTTTAACTGCTCTGTCCTCATTTACTTCGTCCAGTAACCCACTAGCACCACGACATTTCAAAGAGTGACCGCCGTGTACATTATACGCTGTCATTTTTCTCACCATCCAGTCTGTCGCATAGCTTCTGTAGAATAATTGTGTTGTTGTTTAATGCTTCTGTAACACTGTTCATCTCTTCTTTGTGTGCGTCTTTTTCTTTAATCATATACCAAAACATAGCACCGCACATTACAATAGGAAACCCAAGCGTTGAGATTGCTGTTGTTACTGCGTTCATATCCATAGCTTTAATCACATCCTTTCTTATTTAATTATATCATCATAATGCCTATTTGTCAACAGATTGTATAATTATAGACACCGTGTCTATTAAAATACGCACTGTCTAATAATTGACAAACTGTCTACTTTGTGTTATAATATAAAAGAGGTGATAAAATGAGCTATTATGACGGTACAAAACTATTAAGTTTGTTGGACTTAAACAATAAAAGACCGGAAATTTACATGGTAACTAGTAACCGTACTGGCGGTAAGACAACTTATTTCGGAAAATTGGTTGTCAATAAATTTCTGTCAAAAGGCGAAAAGTTTGGGTTATTGTACAGATATGACTACGAGCTTAGTGGCGTAGCTGATAAATTTTTCAAAGATATCAAAGAATTATTCTTTCATGAGTATGAAATGACAAGTAAACCGATGATGCATGGAAAGTTCCATGAATTGTTTTTAAATAACATTTCCTGTGGATATGCCATGGCACTTAACAATGCAGATGCTGTTAAGAAGAATTCACATATGTTCAGTGATATCAGCTGTCTTATTTTTGATGAATTCCAGAGTGAAACGAACCGTTACTGTTCTAATGAAGTAAAGAAATTTATTTCTATTCACACCTCTATTGCACGTGGTCAGGGAAAACAAGTACGCTATGTGCCTGTCTATATGATGTCTAATCCTGTGTCACTTATTAACCCTTATTACATTGCAATGAAAATATCAAACAGACTTAAATCTGATACGAAATTCTTAAGAGGGAATGGTTTCGTACTAGAGCAGGGATATAATGAAAGTGCAAGTAAGGCGCAGACAGAAAGTGGTTTCAATCGTGCATTTATCAGTGATGACTATGTCGCTTATTCGGCACAAGCTACTTACTTAAATGACAGTAATGCATTTATTGAAAAGCCTGTAGGAGAATGTACTTATGTTGCTACACTTCGTTATCTTGGTAGGGATTACGCTATCAAAGAGTATATGGACTTAGGTATTATCTACTGTGATGATAGAGCAGACAAGACTTACCCATATCGAATTAGTATTACCACAGATGACCACAACGTAAACTATGTGATGCTCAAGAGCAATGACTTGTTCTTGTCTAATATGAGATACTTCTTTGAACGTGGATGTTTCCGCTTCAAAGATTTACAATGTAAAGAAGCTGTGTTGCAGGCTCTTAGTTATTAATGGTATCATCTACTGTCAGAAAGCGAAAAACATAGAAGCAGAACGCACAGGTGGAATAGACTGCTGTTTCTATGGTCGGGGTTGCTCCCTTGTCCTAACAGACTTTAGACCGTTTTCACCAGTAGTTCATGATATAAATAAAAGGTACTTTGCTTATGCATTGTACCTTTTTGTTTTTATTTATCTAATTTTAATTCGACTTCTTTGTTCAGTTCTTTCTCTTTCTTGAATTTACTATGTTTTCTTGCGTCTCTTGGCATATTTGGATAAGTTGGTTCGTAACATTTGTAAGAATAAAATGGGCACTCAACACAACCTTGTGCATAATAGCTTGTACAAATTTTAATTAGTTCTTTCACTGTTATTTTCATATAATTCAATCTCCTCATTTGTATATAATGCTTTTCCAGTAACGACAATTAGTACAATATTCTTTATTTATACAATGCTCTACAACATCTTGCAATCTTACTTTCATGTTATCTACCTCATTTCATAACTTGTTTCTACCAATAACACACCACCCCTCATTCTCTTAGGACGTAATTTGTCAGGCACTTTCAAACCTATTTTAAAATCTGATAAATCACGTTTAATAGGCTTGTTATCTTTAAACAAAAACTGTTTTTCCTCTTCTGTCCATTCTTTGTGTGTTCCTGTTCTTGGTTCTGTATAGCCTTTAATATCTGCATTACCTTGCATAGATAACACAAACAGATTCTTGCACTTGTTTGGCATACCTGCACACTTTACATCATAAAACGGTTCTTCTATTGGTTCTCTGTTTTCATGCGTTACGTGTTCGATATACGTTTTCTGCCTTGTAAATGTAGCAATATCCCAACATGATTCCAATGACCATGAGTTAAATTCTGTTGGATGTTCTCTTATGCCCTCTATTTCATCTGGCAATAAATCACAATGAATAGAATCAGTATCGGCATAAATGAAACCACGTTCATTTACACCATGATAATTCTTTTGGGCGGCTCGAATTGTGAACTCTCTTGCGTATGACGTGATAGCAGAACCACAAGGGATGTAGCCTGCTTTCTTGTTGTTCTCTTCCTGTCGTATAAAACCTAGTGATTCATCGTCTTTAACGTACGCTATCTTGAATGAACTATCTTTAGATGATGCCTGCTTTCCGTAAAGATTATTAAGAAATAGCTTTGCAAGAGTACGCTGTGCGCCCTTGCTTTTCTTCTTAATCTCTGCGTACTTGTTGATATATTCGTCATATATACCTTTCATTGCATAGAACCATACACCGTCTATGATTTCAAAATCATATAAGTCATAGTGTTCTAGCATCAAATAATAATCAGTACAAGTTACCACCATTTCTACTATCGCTTCATGCCTGTTGTTTCCGCTGTCGTAATAGTATGGAAAATATTTATCGTACTTCTTACTATATACGTCACTTGTTTCTAACATTTCTGTACCACGATAGAGTGGAGAACCTTTAATTTGAATGAATGGTAAATAACCTTGTTTCACGTGAAACCTTGTGCGGATACGCAAGAAAAAGTATCTTGGGTCACCATGTGGGTCTTTTTTTAACGCTTCTTCGTGAATAAAGTTTCCGCTCCAATAGTGAGGCTTACCTACTGGGTAAAAGTTACCACTGTCGGAGTGCATCATAGATGGATAAAGACTATTAACATCTGCTGTTGTACCGTAATGGTATATTTTATTTTCTTTCCCTCTTACAAGATAGCACCAACCACCACGGTATGATTTGCGAATGTAATCTCCAAAAGTAGGGTATTTTGTTATTCCTGTTTCTATCTTATAGATGTCTGGAAATAACTGTGCATAATCTGTCTTGTCATACCCTTTTTTGAACTCTTCTAAACAGCATGAGCCAATGGTTGATTTATCATGCCCCTGCTCTATCATGATTTCAAGTGCTTCTTTTACTACAAGAACGTCATTTGCAATATACTCGCGTTCCTTTTCAGTTATCTCACATCCTGCATATCTGTAGCCGGTGTATTCCATATCTAGCTTTTTGTGTTTCGTTGCGAATGATTTTCCAATAACTTCAACGGAGAATGGTAAAAGCTTCAAAGAATCACGAAACTCTAGTAACTTATTGTTTGGAAGTTTCTGTGTGATAGAATACCACATTCCCTTGTCGGAGATACTGTATCGTACTTCATTGGTTTGAATTTCCTTGTTCTTTTTCCATGAGTAAACACCGTTATCGTTGTTTAAAGCTTGTGGGTATTTCTTTTGAGCTAGTAAATAGTCAAGAATAAAAGCACCATCAAATTTTAGATTGTGAAAAAATGCTATGATATTTGTATCTAAAGCACGAAAATATGTAAACATATCTTCAATTCGATGTAGAATTGTAACGTTTTCTGTAAATAGCTCGACAATGGCAACCGCCCATACTTCTGTATGGTCTTGGTTTTCGTATACCGTGGTTTCAAAATCACACATGAACATTCTTGTGTGTCGTTTACTATTCATAAGTGTTGTCCTCAATATCCCAAGAATAAAGTGATTCCTGTTCATCGTTTAAAGCATCACGTTCTACAACAGATAATGTTCTACCTATAATAATTTCTCCAATAGCTTCCAATGATGAAGCAACGTTAACCCCTTTTGAATCTGTTAAAACTACTTCTAAGTGCAACTTAATTGAATCCCAATTATTAGCAAGACGTTCTCCTACAGCTATTTCACCATCTTTATTTAATGTGTTGCGATAAAGAGCTAATAGAGCAGACTGCGCTTCTTGCGCTCTTTCTATATTAGCGTTCTTTCTTTCTTTACCGTATATAGTCTCTGTCGGTATTGGCGATGTTATCCTACTTAAAAACTCTGTAATAAAGTTACTATTTGTAATGTCTCCTAGCTGTGGCTGATTCAAATGGTATTCGCCATCTAAATCATGTGTAGTTGGCAGATTGTCAGTAGTCCAAAATTCTCTAGCGGATTCCTTATTACGCTTTCTTGTCTCTGCACTTCGCTTGGCTCGTTCAGATGCTAGTTCATGTTTGAGTTTACCGACTGTTGAGATTTCCCCTGTTGTAGTTGAATAGGCTTCCTGTTTTGCAAGATTCTTGATATCTGCTTTTAACTGTCTTGTTATCTTTGCCAAGTCTCTTCCTTGGATACCCCATTTTCTCAACTGTGATTCTGTTTGATATACGTTCGCACCACGTAATTCAATATTCTGTTTTCTTAATGCTGATACTTTGCGCTGATATTGCTTATAGTATTGACTATACTTTGATTTGCTCTTTTTCAATTTTATCACACCTCTCACATTGTTTTAGATTAAAATAGGGTAGGCGCTCTGCCCACCCTACTATATATTTTAGGAAAGAAAATTATTTGCTATGAAAAAATACTTTACTTATTTTACCGAGTTAACATCAAGTCCACAGTCAACAAATGGACGACCTGCTTTTGTTTCTCCGCTACGCTTTACGATTGCATACGGTTTACCATGCATCAGTTCATGAATTGACTTTAATGAAGACTTGAATGTTGCGGACTGTGTTGAATACACTTTTCCATCAACTGTGATGATAGAAAGAAGCTCTGCTTCTGTTCCGTCATTCTTTGTATCTTTGTACTCAATGTAAGCATCTACTGGAATTGATGTTCCGTCTTCTACATCTTTCATGGATGTGATTCCTGCATCCATTGTCATAAGATACTGCTCTACTTCTGTTAAATCTCTGCTTGCTTTTGTGATTGTAATTTTACTCATTATTATTTTCTCCTTTTTCTTTTACTTACTCTTCTGCTTCGTCTGTATCTTCTTTTTTGTATCTTGGAGGCAATACCTCTGCATTTTCGATGAACTTCTGTTCATCCATTCCGTACAGTGTCTCAATAACTTCTGTTGAAACAACTGACACTGGTCTGAGTGTTTCTGTCTCTACTACTTTAGTAACCGCTTTCATAAGCTTCTTTTCATCTGTGTAAGTACCTGCGATTGTAACCTCGTAGTTGTCAACTTTAGCTGTCTCTGTATCTACGCACATTACGATAACTTTAGTTGAACAGATTGTTCTTGTTACTTTTCTTGCTCTTGCCATTTTACTTTTTCACCTCTTTCTTTTTTGTTTTGTGCTTGCTAGACTGCCTGAGAACACGGTTTCATTAGAAACCGAATCAGATAAAAGGAATCGAACCTTTACACGTTGCCACCGATTTTTTCGCCTACATGTGTGTCGGAATATCTGTTATTTTTTGTGAGTGGACGGTGCTTTGGACACCGCCCTATATGGTGTGATATGTAAGTTGGAAAAAATATTTATCTTCCTTACATTATTAATTATATCAGATTACTCTTGAAATGTCAAGTAGTTTTTTAAAGTTTTTTCTAAAATAATGCGAGATAATCAAGTGAAGTTGTCTGAATGAAAATGTACGCCATAATCAAAACTGATATAATACAAAATAATATATTTGCAAATTTTCTCATATTTACATGCACATCCAAAAATGCTATTACTAATTTACGGCATTGGAACTAAGATTCCAATTACAATTCCAATCAAGTAAAATGTACCGTATATCAATACTGTAAATGCTATGATTAGAATAATTGATTCTATGATGTTTTTTATTTTTCTTTTAATTTTTCTTCTACCCATGAATATAGCTCCTTTATTAATGATGCACTGATTGGGACGTCAATGCGCTGGTCGTTTGTTATGTATGCGATATAATATTTTCCGTTATCGTATACTTTATCTTTGAGTTTATACAAGAATGCATAGTGTATGTTTGTCTTGTACGTTATGTTACACACACTTAATGCTGTTCCGTGTTCTTCTCTCATAATATCTTTTATGTGCTCGTACTCCTCAATAGTTTTAGGTGTTACGATTTCCGTGTGCTCGTAAAGTGTTTCGCAGAAATGGTCTTGAAAACGCTTGCGAACTTGTGCGTGAGTTATCCATTCTGACATAGGTTGTTCACCTCCTTTCTAATGTTTCACGTGAAACATTTATACTAAGTCATAGCCATATTTCATATTAATAATACTATCATCCATAAATTTATCACATAACCCACTATTAAGCATTTCAATTTGAATTGAAGTTGGTTTGTCTATTCCACACTCATTTTTAATATATTCATTGCATGCTTTAATAAATGAATTTACGATTTCTCTATCAGCAGAGGTGTATTTTATTTTTGTTCCATAAATTACTATTTCTTCAGTCTGTTCTACGACATATTTTACAATGTAAAAATGATCACTATTAAGTGTACATTTTTTAATAATACTTGTTATTTTTTCATCCTCATAAATTAAAAAATATGTTTCTAATATGTTTTCAATGTCACATCTTACATTTCCTTTTGAATCTATAGTTGTCTTAGTTGCATTGATTTTTACGTACTCTTCAATATCCTTTGCTTTTTTAAGTGTAATTTTAAATTCTGTCATTGTTTAACCCTCCTTATAAAACTTTCCAACCTATTCCACGTTCTATAGTTCCAATACCGCATTTATCCAGTATTTCTTTGCATTTTCCATTGATAAATTCAGGTTTATTTCCTTTTACAATTTCGTTGTAAATATCCATAATTTCGTAACGGTCTATTAAAGATACGTTTTTAATACCTCTAACATTTCCACCGTCAAGCAAAACTTTTATATAGTTGTACAATTTTTCCATGTTTTATGCCCTCCTTATCTCCTTTTCTTTAATGTTTCACGTGAAACATTAATATGTTAAATTATTTATAAAATAAGCTATTTCACTTATTCTGTTCAGATATTTAAAGTTTGTTTCTTCCATTAATTCATCCCATGAATCGCTAAAATTAGCGTTCTTTTTCATAGCAAATAATGATAATGCTTTTATAGAATAATTAGCCATATTCACATAAACACGCCAAT